CACATATTCCGAGTTCTTGGTGTAGACCACCATCCGGTCATTCGCACCTGGTGCGGCGGTCCCGATGGTGCCCCCGGCCCCGGCCCCGTTGCACCATTTGCACGGGTAGATTTCGAGCCGGCCCGCACCCGAGCGCGCCAGGATGTTGTTCTCCTCGATGTATCTGAGGATCGAGGTGGTGCCGGCGGCCGAGACGAGCTGCGTGGCGATGTAGCCATATTGCGCGGTCGGGAGCAGTGTGCGCGACGGCACCACGGCCCAGCCCGATTGCTGCCACACAGTGTTCAGCGCGAAGTTGAAATCGGCGAGGATTTCGGCCGGAGTCTTGCCCTGCATCCAGCCGGTCGGGTTACCGGTGCCCGCCCCTGCCGGGAAGTTGGTAATAATGCCGACGCCAGGGATGCCAGGTGCCGCAACAGGCAAGTTGACGAGCCCCTTATCACCAGTATCGGAGTCGCCCACATACACCATTGCATCGATGTCCATTTGGTGCTTGAGGCGCATTCCCTGGTATTTCTGCTGATCGATCGGGCGTCCGATCTTCAGCGCGCTTTCCAATTCCAGCACGGTGTATTTGAGCTCGATCGCCCACGGCCGCAGCGGCTTGGTGAGCTGGGCGATATCGACGCTGACGCCGGCAATCTCGGTCGTGTTCTTGCCGATCCAGGCTTTGCCGCCGGTGATCGCGTTCGACATGCCGAGCCCGCCGGGCGAGCCGAAATTCGACAGCGTCCAGCTGGTCGCCTCGTCGGCGATCGTCACATCGGAGCGCAGATCGATGTCGCGGCCCCAGCTGACCGAGGCCAGCGGCAGGTGCAGCGTCTGATCCAGCCGCACCAGCTCGCCGTGATAGAAGGCGCCTGACGAGTCGTACCACTTGCCGTCATGCGCCTTGTAAGGCCGCTCGAACTGGCGGCCGAGGTGGTTGCCCTGGCTGTCGTAAGTCGGGCGCCGGTTGTCGTAAGTCACCAGCTCGTCGGCGGTCCGCCAGCGGCCTCGGTGAATGATGGCCGGTGCGGCGATCACCGCATCCGGTACCGCGTGGCGCATGGGGAGCGCCGTGCTGCTCAGCAGTCCGTCGAACATTGCTGGTCCCCCTTGGGTTACGAAAGGCCGATGTTGAAAGCGAGCTCGACGTTGCCGTTGGCGTCGGCCGCACCGTTGAAGGTGCACGAGGCGGGCAATTCCTGCGAATTCGTGGTCTGATCGGCCGCCTCGAAGCCGCCCTGCACATGCGGCGCGGCGGTCGCCGAGATCCACACCCAAACCCGGCCGCCCTTTCTGGTGGCACCATTGGCCGCGACGAGGATGTAGCCCTGGCGCAGCACATCGACGTTGGCGGGCGGCTGCCCGGCGGCGAGCCACGGCGTTGCAGAACCGAAACCCTGCGCGCCGTAGTAGCCGCTGGCGTTCGGCACTTGCGTCGGGAAGGCGCGCACGACGATCCCGTAGACCAGCTCGGTGGCGAGTGCCACCGGGCGCACGCCGCCGCTCACTGCGTCGACTGTCACCGCCTGGCCGACAAACTGCGGCGGGTTGGTCGGATCACTGGCGCACGGCTCGATGATCGCCGCCGGCGTCATGCGGGTGACATCGCCGACCGCACCGGCGGGCATGCGGTACGTGTAGACCATTGCGTCGGGCATGGCCGATCCCCTCTCCTCGATTGTGGGTGTGAGTGTCGTTTAGCGCTGTTGCGGGCGCTGGGCTGCGTAGTGCTTGTCGAGCACCGCTTGCAGATCGGCCGGGCCGCGCAGGTCGCCGGTCGCCTGGACCCCGCCGCCAAAGACGAGATCAATCGGATTGCTCATGCCGCCGTTGTTCGTGCGCCGCTTGGTGTCGGCGACGGACCGGAACAGCATGCGCGCGGCCTCGCAGCTCATGCTCTTGGCATTGGCGAAACGGCCGCCGGTGATCTGCTCGATCAGCTCGCGGGTGTCGGGCTGCTGATAGGCGAGATCGAGCACGCGAACCCGCAGCCCGCAGATCGCATCCACCGTCTTGCGCGGTGCCGCGGCCCGGTCGAAGGTCGGCAGGCGCACACCCGGCATGATGATCTCGGCCAGTGCGAGGGTCTCGCCAAAGCTGTCCTCGAAGAGTGCCGAGTCGCGCGCCCGCCGCAGCTCGGAGTCGGCGGTCCCCGGCGGCGCTTCCAGTTGCAGGGGCCCGAGGATCGCGCGGTTGCCGCCGCTGCCCGGTGCGCCGGGGAAGTCGTCGCGGTTGCGCGCGTCGTCGGTGTCCTCGTCGTCCTTCTTCGGCGGCTCTTGATCGCGCCCGCGCTTGCCGTCACGAGCGCGGCGGGCGTCGCGGTGCGGATAGGCGTCGGCGACCCGATCGCCGGCGGCCAGCCGGTCCATGGCACTCCACGCCTCGTCCATCTCGGCACCCTGGGCGATCATCTGCTCCTCGAGCGCGTGGATGGTCGCAACCGCCGTCTCGAGCTGAGCGGGGTCGAGTGAGACGCCGCCCTGATCGCCGCCCTCCTTGGCCTCGCCGTTGCCCTCGCCGCCCTGGTGCAGATGCACGTGGACGCCGCTGGCGGCCTCTTCCGCCGGCTCCTCGTCGAGCGCCTTGTTCAGCTCCTCCTCGTCGCGCGCCTTGAAGGCGTCGCGAATTCGCTTTGCCCAAGTTGTCCTCGTCGTCATTTCGCGGCTCCTCTTGCGCGGGTGATCCTCTGCACTGTCGCTGGTTTTGATCTGGTCTTGCTCGGGGCAGCACTCGGCGATCCCCACGAGCTCGCGGTCGCCGATCGCACAGCGCGGTCCGCAACGGCCCCGCTCGACGAGCGCGACATGGTTCGCCCTGATGTTGCACTGGCGGCCCAAACCGGGGCCGAGCTCCTGGTAGTCGGCGTCATAGCCAACGCTGACTTCGCGCTTGCCGGCGTCGATCAGGTCGATCGCGAGCTGGTCGGTGAACAACAGATCGGCCAGCAGCACGTCGTCATCGAGGCCCTCGCCGCGGTGCGGGTTGAGGGTGTGGCCGATCGACAAGTCGCGCCAGTTCTCGCAGGTGACGTCGGCGCGCTGGCCCTCGGCGTCCATCGGATGGTCGTTGACCAGCGGTGCGGTCAGCAGCGAGGCGATGGTCAGCGGGTGAAAGACCTCCTCGGGGTCGCGCTCGATGCGCACCACATCGGCGGCACCCGGGTCGATCGGCGTCTCGCCCGGCCCGTAGAGCTGCATGCCGGTCCGCGCGATCGGCACGTCCTGACACAGCAGAAAGCCGTGCGGCGTGCGCGAGCGCTTGGGGCCGAGCTGCTCGACGGTGAAATAGCGCATGCGCAGCTCCGGCGGAATTTGTCGGACTTTGTCGGGGTTTGTCGGGCAGGCGCGGGCAGTCGCCGTGTCCCCGGCCGCTGCCCGCTCCGCCCGGCTCGGGACCGCGTTTGCGCTCGCGGCTAACCCGGCCGAAATGGCGAGGCCGGGACCGCCCCCCGGCTCCCGGCCTCTAAGCCGCCTGGCCCAACGCTACCAACCAAGCTTTCCCAAGCGGCTATTCGAATGCGGCTCCGGTGCTGTAGCCCGCCTGGCGCAAGGCGGCCAGATACGCCGGGTTGCGCGGCACCGGCCGGTACCCTTCGGGCTCGCCGGGCAGCACGATCTCGGGAAAGCACCGGCAGTTCGGTCCCGAGCCGGGGTGGTAGCGCATGACGCGCTGGCCGGGCTCGCTGGCGATCGGCGGCTCGGCCCACCGCTGAAAGGTCCCTTCCAGCTCGCGATGGCGCGGGCGGACATCGGCGTCCTTGGCGGTGCGCCAGATGTAGCCGGGCGATCCGACATGCTCGCCGCGGACCTCCATCAGCGCCGTCGCCGCCCGCCCGGTCTCGGTGCGCGCGATAAGATTTGCTCTCGCGGTCGAGACCTGCCCCGAGGCGCGCAGGTCCGCGGCGATCTCTTCCCAGCGCCGGCCGCCGGTCACCGCCTCGAGCGAGAGCGCATGCACCCGTTCGGCGGCCTCGCGCGGCAGCGAGGTGATCAGGTGCACCTGATCGGCCAGGAGCTGTTGCAGGGTGGGGCCGATCGGTGCGGTTGCGATTTCGGCGCGCAAGGCGCGGTTGATGGTCTGCCCGAGCTGGTGCCAGCTCGCCGCGTCGCGGCGCTCGACCTCGGCCAGCATGCGGCGGGAAACCGATGTCGCCCACGGCGTGATCAGCCGCCCGTAATCCTCCAAGGTGCCGACGACGAGCACCCACTGGCTCGGGTCGGCAGGGTCCGCCATCCCCGAAATGATCTGCCCGATGTGGCGCGCCAAGTGTCGGAGCTGCACGGCGAACTGGTTTTCGGCGCGACGTGCCCGTAATGCGGCTCGTCGGGCGGCTTCGTAGCCGGTATGGGCGCCCTGACCGCCGAAAACCGGGCTCCAACCGCGAAACCAGGGGCTTTCGCCGCCGGCACCGCCCTGTTGCCCGCGCAATGTTTAAGCCCGGCCGTTGCCGGTGTGAGCGCGCAGCGTGACACCCTTGGGGATCGCCACGGGCGGCGGGCGCTTGCCGGTTTGGCCTTCGCCCTCCTCCTCGCCGGGCGCACCCTTTGGCTCGACACCGGGATCGCCGGGATGCGGCGGCCCGCCGGGGCCCATCATGCCGAGCATCTCGCCGGGCTGCGGCGGCAGGTCCTCTTCGGCCTGGTCGATCATCTCGTCCGTGATGGTCTGCCACACGCCCGTCTCGCGGCCGGCTTGCCGCAGCTCTTGCAGCGTGGTCTTGCGCGGCACGATGCCCAGCTCGTCGGCGGCGAGCACGGTGCGGGTGTTGGTCTCGGCGACCTGTGACTTTTCGACCGTCGTCATCTGCCACAGGTTGCGGAACTGGTAATTCCACTCGTTGGGCAGCTTGACGCCTTCGGACTTCGCCATGACGTGCAGCACGGCGGTGACCCCGCGGCGCAAGCGCAGCTCCTGTTGCTGGTGTATCCCGTCGTAGTAGTTGCGCCAGTCGCTGTCGCCGGTCGCGTTGAGCCCCGCCGGCGATTGCCCAAAGAGCCGCACACCGGGGATTTGCAAGGCGCCGCAGAGCTGCTGACCGAACTGGAGCAGCACTTGATCGAGCCCGCCGAACGCATAGGCGATGCTTTCGAACTCGTCGCCGTCGCCCAGCAGCGTGATCCCCTCGGCGGTCTGAAACCGGGTCATGATCTCGACCCGCCGCATCAGGCCGCGTTGCGCCTCCTGGCTCATCGAGGCGACCTCGCGGAGGTCCTTCAGCTTGATGATCCGCAGATAGGCCCGATAGACCAGTTGGGCGATCCCCTGCGTCGTGCTGTCAAAGGCGGTCAAGCGGTCCCACAGCCGCTCGTAGATCGACATGCCCCAGAGGTTTTCCTGCACCCGCTGCCAATAGGGGAGCGGAATGCCCTCGTAGCGGATCACCCGGCTGTAGTGCACGTTCATCCGCGGCACGCTCATCGCGTCAGCCGTGGTGCGGTAGAATTTCGGCAGTCCGTGATCGGGGCCGATATCGGTCACCAGGTTGTTGAGCGAGGGCTCGACCTGCCAGCGGTCGAACACCTTCAGCCCTTTGAACTGGCCCTTGGCGACAGCCTCGACGCGCAGCGGTGTCGAGGGGTCCTGGCCGTCGATCATGATGACGGCGATCGCCCCGCCGTACAGCCGGCCCCATTTGATCAGCTCATTGAGCGAGGCCCAGAGCTGCATCGTGTTCATCGTCTGGTCGAGGGTGTCTGAGTCGTCGGGCGGGATGGTGCCGCCGAAATCGACGCCCATCTTGACCATGTCGTCGGCGATCGCATCGACGGCGACCCCGCACACCCAGCTCCCGCGGTACATCCATTCGAGCAACAGGCGCTCGCGGGTCAGCGGGTTGAAGCCGTAGGAGCTGCCGGCGCTGAGGTTGAACGTCCCCTGGCCGACCGAGGCCATGAAATTCTGATAGCTGTCGGCAGTCGGCATCGGCCGCGTCTGGCCGGGGATGATCTCGCCGGTCTTTTCGTCACGCGAGGCGGCGGTTATGCGGACGCGCGGGCGCTCCGCACCCCGCATCATGCCGCTCGACCAGGCTGCGGCGTTGGGATTGGCGGACTGCACTACCAGCGGCCCCAGGCTTCGAGGTGGCTGGTTCCCGAGCCTTCGACCAACAGCTCGGTGATCGCCCACACCAGCCCGTCAACCCGGTCGGGCGAGCCGTCGCGCTCGCGATCGTAGTCGATCGTGAACGAGGTCATCTGGTCCTCGAGCTGCGGGAAGAAGCCGACATGATGGACTTTCCCCTGCTCGTAGAGGGCTGACACCGGCTCGGCCCGAATGACTTTGCCGCGCGAGGCATGCACCGCCGTAAAGGGGATGCCCTGGTCGATCATGCGCAGCGTGTTCTCGACCATCTCGCCGCCGTTGTTGACCTCGGCGACAATGCGGTCGGCGTGGCGGTCGGGATGGTGGAATTGGGCGATCGCCTCGCGCGCCCACTCGGTCGGCTGGTAGTGGCCCGACCGGTCGGCGAGCACGTAGCCGTGGCCGTGATAATCCTTGCCGGCGACGATGATGCCGGTCTCGTCGGCGTCCTCGCCACTGGTCACTGCCGGGTCGATGGCGACGACGATGCGCGCCAGGTCGGGGAGTGCCGCGTTAAACGGCAGGCGGTCGCGCTCCAGCCCGTCGCGCGTCCACAGCGCCCCCGGCACGTCGTCGAGGATCTCGGCATAGATTTCCTGGCGGCCGAGGCGGGTCCCCTCGTGGCGGGCGATGATCCGCGAGAAGTAGCGCTCGGGCAGGTGCGCGCGGTTCGCGTAGCTCGAGGTGCGCCGCACAAAGCACTGCGGGTCGGCGACGAGCTGGCGGACGATTTTGATCGGCCTGGGCGTGGTCGTGATCATCGCTTGCGGATTGCGCCCGACGCGCAGCCCGAACTCGAAATTTGACCAGGTCTCCTCGGGGTATTTCCAGGCGGCGAGCTCGTCGGCCCAGCCGATGCCATGCTGCGGGCCGCGCAGCCGGTCGGGGCGCTCGGCGCTGTAGAGCAGCGCTTGCGCACCATTGGGCCACATCAGGCGACCGTTTTTTAGCACCGGGTAATCGCCGAGCGGGGCGATGCGCTGCAGTCCCGCAGGGCCTTCGATCATCACACCCATCACGTCGTCATGCGTCGCGCCGATCAGCGCGATCGGCGAGACGATGTTCTTCATTTTGCGGACGAATTCGGCGCCGGCGCGGGTTTTGCCCGAACCGCGGCCGGCCAGCATCATGTAATAAACCCAATCGTCGCCGGACGGCGGCAATTGCGAGGGGCGGGCCCAGAAATCCCAATCCCACCAGAGGCCGGCTGCGTCATTCGCCGACAGTCGCCGGATCAGTCGTGTCCGCTCCGTTGCCTCCAGTAGCGCCATTCGCTCGGCCGGGGATAAGTCGAGGCTCGCCATCCCCGACGGCGGCGAGCCGTTGCCCCATCTGCTCAAGCTCGGCAAGGAGGCGGTCCTTGGCATCGGTCACCTCGATCGGTTTGCCGCCAACCCCGGTCATCTCATGCCGTAGCGAATAGCCGCGGTTCTTGCCCTTGGTCAGCAGGTAGAACCGGACCATGCCGTTGTCGCCGCCATTGATCGCGGTGACGACTTTGGACTCGCAGAGGTCGAGGGTGGTTTCGACCGACTCGTCGACGACGTCCCGCAATGAAGCATAGCGTTTGAGGTAGTTGCGGACGGTCTGCGCAGTGCACGTGCCTGTGCCGCCGGGCAGTTTCGCGAGGATCTGGGCGGCCAGCGACGGGATGCCGGCGCCCTTTTCCAGCGCCTCGGCGACGTCCTTGATCTTGAAGCGCGCGTGGCCGGCCATCAGGGTTTGACGAACACGTGGTTGCCGCACTCGTGGCAGATCACTTCGAGGTACTCGGGCGCCTCGGTCTGCGGCACGGTGCGGGCGATGTCGCTCGAGGTGATGAACGGCGCGCCGGGTGCGGTCGCCGGCGGCGGGGCCGCACCAGGTGCGGGCGGCGGCGCTGGTTCACTGCCGGCGACGGTGAAGGCAGGGAGCGCGAATTCGAAGTTCAGCTTTGACAGGTCGAACTCGAAGCTGAGGTTGAGCCCGGCCAGCTCGCGCGCCAGCGCTTCCTCGTCCCAATCGGAGAACTCGTGCACCCGGTTGTCGGCGATCCGGTCGAGGCGCTTGGTCTCTTCGTCGGCGTCGGTATAGACGCACGGCAGCGCCTTCATCTTCAGCCGCTGGGCCGCGCGGTAGCGGCTATGGCCCTTGACGATCACGTTCTGCCGGTCGAGCAGCAACGGCACATTGAAGCCGACGCGCGGGATCAGCTCGACCAGCTTGTCGACGGTCGCGTCATTGCGGCGCGGGTTGCGCTCGTAGGGTGTGATCTCTTTGAGCGGCACCATCACGAGCTGACTGGTTACGGCGACGGCGGCCATCAGGCCTCCCTCTGTTTGACGCGCAGTCGCGTGCCGCACTGGTTGCACACCACCTCGATGTAGCCCTCGGGCGGCGGCGGCGGCGCTGACAAGCCCTCGGCGGCAGGATCGGGCGGCGGTTCGGCGTGCGGCGTCTGTGCGGCGCCGTTCGGCGGCGGTGCGGCGGCGGGTGCACGGGACGGCAGCTCGATTTTGAAGTCGAGTGCCGCCAGGTCGGGGCCAAAGGTCGGCGCGATCAGGTTCAGCTCGAGGGCCAGGTTCTCTTCGTCCCACGCCGAGAACTCCTGCACCCGGTTGTCGGCCAGGCGGTCGAGTTTGATCGTTTCCTCGTCGGCGTCGGTGTAGACGCAGGGCAGCTCGGGCATCTTGAGCCGCACCGCGGCTTTCCAGCGCGAGTGCCCTTTGACGATGACATTGCGCCGGTCGAGCACCAGCGGCACGTTGAACCCGACTTTCGGGATCAGCTCGACGAGCCGCTCAACCGTGGCGTCGTTGCGGCGGACGTTCTTGTGATAGGGCCTGATCTGCCGGATCGGCACCATCACCAGAGCCTGGGCAACCTCCATCAGAGAATTTCCCGCGCGATGTAGTCGAGGCACTTCTTGTCGATGTCGGACCCGATGATGTAGCCGAAGGGCCGCAGGGCGTTGCCGTAGCCACAGCTGAAATCGTAGACGCCGCGGTAGCGCTGGGCGAGCTGCTCCACCAGCTTGACGGTATCGGTTCCCTCGGGCAGGTCCTCGGCATAGCTGACCGCCAGCCAGCCCTGATCGCCATAGAGCCCGATCGGCCGCGGCGGATGGTGCCCGAGGATCGCGGCGTCGCGCTTCGAGCAAACGATAAAGGCCGGCTTCTCGAAGGTGTCGAGGATCGTGCTTTTGATGGCGGCGATGTACTCGGCATGCGTCCCGAGCGGTGTCACACCGGCGCGCTCGTGAAAGGTCGCCCAGCCCCGCGGCCACGGCACTTCGGAATAGATGCACTTGGCACAGGCGCTCACGATCGCCGTCTCGCCGGGGCGAAAAGGTGCGCCCACCGCGTGCGCGAACACGACCCCGCGGCTCGATGCGGCATAGGCGGTCTCGCCAAGCCCGGCGCGGATGCCGGCATCGGCGAACTTCGCCAGCGCGCTGTTATGCAGCGGGTGCGCTGCCCTGCTCATGCTTCAGCCGCTCCTCGATCTGCTTGCCGGTTTCCAGTGCGCGGCCATACTCCTCGCCGGCGAAGAACCGGGCATAGCCGGTCATGTGCTTCAATCGGATCAGCTCCTCCTTTTCCAGGCCCAGCTCCGCGCAGATGCGCGCGTCGCCCCAGCCGCCGTTCAGCATCTCGATCACCAGCGAGCCCATGCCGTCGATCGAGTGCTTGCCGCGCGCCCGGTTGTGGCGGATCGTCGAGGCCATCCGGTCATTGACACCCTTGTCGAGCACGACCACCGGCAAGAGGCCGTGATTGAGCTCGTAGATGTCGCGGTAGCGCTTGGCGATCAGGTAGCGGTGGAAGCCGTCGACGATGGTGTAGCGGTCGCGGGCCGCGTCATAGATCGTGACGATCGGCTGAGTGTAGCCGTCGTGTTTGATCGAGATGTACAGCAGCCGCATCTCCATCAGTGCGACTGCGTTCGGGTTGTAGTCGTTGGCGAAAATTTTCTCGACCGGGACCCAGCGCACCCGGTCAACCGGGTTGTGGCTCATATCGGGCGCCGTCGACATCCCACTGTCCTCCGAGCTGGGCGATCTTGTTGACCAGGACCGCCAGGCGGGCCGGATTGAGCTCGGTTCCGCGAAACTGCCGGCCGTGGCGGAATGCCTCGTAGCCGACCACGCCGCGCCCCATGCAGGGGTCGGCGATCACGTCGAACCGCTCGTGCTCGCAGATGCGGGCGACGACTTGCTCGTCCCAGCCGCCGAAATCGGCACTGGAGTCGGCGCGGCCGGCGCGGACGATGAAGCACGGATGGCGGCGATAATAGGTCGCCGGATAGGTTCGCACGTGCGGGTACAGCCGGCGCAGGCCTTGCTCGACCAGGCCGACGTATTCCTTGCCCATTTCGACAAAACAGGTCGCCGGCGCAATGCTGCGGATGCAGGCGAGCACCAGCCCGAGGAAGTCGGCAAAGTCGCCCTTGTGGTGCTCGACCCCGGCCTTGGTGCGGAAGCTGTTCTCGTTCCCGCGGTTCCACGGCGGATCGACGAACACGCAATCGGCCTCGGACATGAACCCGGGGAGCCCATTGTAGAGGTCGCGGACCATCACCTTGCCGAGCGTCTTCGGGTGGCCGTCAACCGCACAGCTCCACAGCTCGCCCGGTTTTAGAGGCCACCGCTCGATGCTGCCGTCATAGGTCCAGTTGCGGGGCATGACTTGCGCCCAGGTTGCGCGGCAGCGTGGGGGTTATTAGTGACGCTCAGGCGGCGGCCTGGCGCCGGCGGTGCGCCTGCATCCGGTTCTTGCCGTAATTGTTGTGGTTTGTGGTGCCGTCGACATCGTTGATGACGACCTCGCGGACATGCGCCTTGCACCAGGCTTCGCCCTCCTGGCCCTGCCAGCGGTTGCGGAAGATCGGCCGGCTTTCGGGCTCGGTCAGGTGCTCGAGCAGATAGTCGCGATAATCCTCCCACGAGGCGAAGTAGGGCGGGAGCTGGCGCGGCACGATATCGCCGGTCTCGCCCAGGTGGTTGAAGGTGGACACCCCGGCCACCCGGTTGACGTAGCGGTTATAGATCTGCGGCTCGATCTCCTGCAGGCGCTCGATCGCCACCCACGAGGTTTCGTGAATGAGCGCCGACACCCGCATGCCCTTGCCCGTCACGCCGTAGCGGTAGAACTGATCATAGATCCGGTTGTAGGGCAGCTCGTTCCGCGCCAGGCAGATCCACACATCGCGGTCGGCCCAATCGTAGATCGGCCAAAAGGTGCGGGTGTTGCGGATCAGCTTGCGATGGCACCACTTGATCCCCTCGTAGGCCGCCGGCTTTGACCACAGCTGGTAGCACCGCATCAGGCTCTCGACCATGCGAATGCCAACGAGCACGCCGACGTGCTTCTTGTCGGCCACCTCGCAGCAGGCCGGCAGGTTCTTGACCAGGTAGTGGAACCGGTCATGTCCCGGCAGCGGGTTGCGCTTGATGGCGAGCGGGTCCTGGTTGCGGATCCACAGATCGCGCTTCGCCGGGTCCCAGCAATGCAGAAAGCTCTCGCGGTAGGAGAGCGAATTCGTCAGCCGGAACGGGAACTGGAACCAGTAAGGCTTGACGTCGGGCAGCTCGAACACCGAGCGCATGTAATCCTCGGTCGCCTGCCACTCGGCCTCCTGATCGAGCCAGTAGACCTTGACCGGGAGCTGCCCGCGCTCGCGCGCGATGGCGAGCGCCAGGTGCAACAGCACCGTCGAGTCCTTGCCGCCGCTCATCGCCACGATCACGTCGTCGCAGTGCTCGTAGACAAAGCGGGTGCGAGCGAGCGCGGCGTCGTAGACGTTGATGTCGAGATAGGTGGCGCGGGTCACTCGGGCGGCGCCGGCGCTGGCGGCTCGACCTGGCCCTCGGCGATCAGCCGCGGCAGATCGTCCTCGATCTTCATGCGGTTGAGCACCCGGCTCGACGGCTCGTGCGTCGTCATCGCCCAATATTTGAAGCCGTCGCCGGGGTAGAGGTACTTTTTCTTGCGGCGCGCCCAGCGCTCGTCGCGGCCGTGCTGCTGGATCGCGTTGAACAGCGCGACATAGAGCTGCTCGTTTCCCGCCGGGCGCCCGCGCACGGCATAGGCGTGCGGCACCTGCGGGTTGCCGCGCTGGTCGAGCGGCTTGGCGGTGTGGAATGCGAGCTGACCGATGATACGCAGGATCGGTGCGGCGTCGAAGGTCGGCTGCGGGAAGGGAGCGAGTTTCACGGGCGCCGGCGGCGGGTCCAGCAGGAAGGGGCTACCAAGTAATATAATACCCATCCGCACCTCGGGCAAATGGTTAGCGGAGCGCGGATAGAACAACGGCGCCGTGGGTCTGCCCGAAGGTAACCCGCACGGCGCCGCTGTCTCCCGGTCTATTGTGAGGGGGCCAGGACCCAGTTCCCTTCCACAGGAACTGTCGCTGCCCTGAAGGGTGTAGGGTGCAACCCGAGTAATCTGGCAGCGCGCCGCGGCGCCGTCAAGCCGGCCATCCGCTTTAAGTTGAACTTTGGCGCATTTGCTTATATATTAGAGCGGTACTTGTCCCTTCCACACGGAGACTTCCCGATGACTTCCAAGACCGTGCGTCAATTCAGTGCCGCCGGCCCTTGCCTCACGCTTGGCGCGCTGGTGCGCGAGACCGAGCAATTTTACGTCTACACGCCCAACCACGGGCGCGAGCGCCGCGTCGGCAAGGGCGCGGTGCACATCGAGCCGTGCTCGTCATGCCGCGATCATCCGCGGACCCAATACCCGCACGGCTACATGGACTGACCGGATGATCACCCTGCACCGCGAGCCCACCCCTCAGCAGAAGCGGCTCCAGGCTCACGTCGCCCGGCTGTCGCTCGCCCAGCTCAAGGCGATCTGCCAGCGGTTCCACGGTACAACCAACGAGGATTTCGAAGCCGTCTTCGACGCCTGCCTGGCGCGCATCGGCTCCCTGGTCAGCGAGAGCGAATTCACCGCGTTCTGCCAATCCCTTCCCGCGGAGCAACCCAAGCCATGAAAACCAAGGATCGCTGGCGCCCGCTGCAGCGCGCCAACATCGTGCAGCCGCTGACCGCCGCCGATGTAGCCGAGGCGATGCTGATCACCGGCGCCGACGAGGCCACCGCGCGCAAGGCGCTCGAAGACGAGGTGTCGGGCGTCGAATACTGGATCAACGATCTCTACCAGGTCGCCCTGCGCCGGCTCGACTGCCAACCGCCGATGATCCACCTCAACATCAGGCGGCGCGACGGCAAGGTCATCTTCCGCGACTGGCGGCACTTCATGCGGATCAAAAACCAGCTCGTCGGTGCTGAGTGCGAGGCGGTCGAGATTTACCCAGCCGAGTCGCGGCTCAACGATACCTCGAACAAATATCACCTGTGGTGCTTCAGCGATCCGACGTACCGCCTGCCGTTCGGCCTGACGCGGCGCGATGTCGTCGCCGATGACGGCGGCGCCAAGCGGCCGGGGCACCGGCAGCGGCGGATCACATGAAAACGCCTCGCCCCGACATCGTCGAGCGCCGGCCCGCCGGCAGCCGCGAGGAAATCGCGGAAATCCTCGCCGAGCAGTTGGCGCGCGACGATCTCAGCGTGATCCAGTTCGGCGAGGGGCCCGAGCGGATCATCGTCGCCGGCCCGCAGACCCGCCACTGCGGCGACTGCGAGTTCTGCTGCTCGGCGGCCGGGATCAACCAACTTGAAAAGCCGCCGATGGTGCGCTGTCGCTATCTCGCCAAGCGGCCGGCCCGCGGCTGCGGGATTTACCCGGATCGACCCGAGGCCTGCGCCAAGTTCAACTGCGCTTGGCTGCTCGGCAATTTCGACAACCGCTACCGGCCCGACAAGATCGGCGCCTATGTCGCCTTCTTCCTCTACGAGGGCGACTTCTATGCCGTCGTGCAGGTGGACAGCCGGCGCCTCGACAAAAAGCGGCTGAGCGAGATGGTCGCGATGCTGCACCGCCGCGTGCCCGAGGTCCGCATCCTCTACGACGACAAGCACGGCACCGTCCTGCGCTGGGGCGAGAAGCCGCTCAAGGTGCTGATCGGCGAGCGCGCGCCGGGCGAGTACGAGGAGCTACCGTTACTGATCCTCGACGAGGAGGGGTGAGATGCCGCTCACACTTCAGGAATGGCTCGATTTCAATATCGCCTACCTGCTGGCGGAAGTCGTCAAGGTGCCGGCCGGCAAGGATTTCCCGATGACGTTCTACTTTGTGACCGGCACCAGCGAGATTTACTTGCGCCATCCAACCTCTGACGATCGCGATCTCGAAATCGCGCTCTTCCGCGGCATGATGAAAGCTGCCGGCGCGGTGCAATACGCGATCATCTCGTCTGCCTGGGTGGTCGCCCTGCGCGGCGCCGAGGTGCCAGCGGCCCGCGCGCTGATGGAGCGCGAGGGCACCGGGACCAAGTACAAGGATCGGCGCCAGGAGGTCTACCTCGTCGTCGCCGGCGACAAGGATGAAACCCTGCAGGCCTACTTTGACGTGCGCCGTGACTACAAGGGCAAAATCCGCGAACTGATCCGCCGCAACACCGGGCCGCTTTTCTCGGAAGGCCGGCTGATCGACCTGCTGATCAGCCGCGAGGGCAAGCACTAGAATGATCGCGGAGGGGCCTGGTTATTAGTTACAGTATTCGCCGAAAATAAGTTCCAAATAATACTGCCGCGGATATTGTATTCGCGGCAGTTGTGCTTATATATTACTTGTCAGCAGCGACGATCCCTTCCACGGAGCCTTCAGATGAACCCCACCCGCAAGCCTCGGAGCTCGAATGCTGAGCGCCAAGCGCGGTTTCGCGCCAAGCAAGCCGGCCAGAACGGCTTTGTTCAGTGCTGTGTGTGGATACCCGAGGCGGCGATGGCGGACATGCAGTTGCAGGCGGAAATCCTGCGCAAGTACCCGCACCTGACCGTCGGCCCGCTGCGCGACCCCCACACCGGCAAGTTCGTCGCCCTGCGCGAGAAGCGCTCGGCGGCCTAACCCGCGCCGGGGCGGTTCCCCGGCATCTCCCCTCCCTTCCACACGGAGCAGTCAAATGTCAGCCTCCAAACGCGCCCCCCGGCCGGCCACCTTCGAGGCCTACCGCGAGGCGGTCGATATGGCCGTGCTCGTCAAGTGCGGCCTCTCCCTCGACGATCTCCCCGATGTCGCCCTCGTCGACTGGTTCGACGATGGCGTGAGCGTCACCAGCGCGGCCAGCCGCGCCATCCGCAATGCCAAGGATTGAGGCGATGGCACGCACCGACAACCGGCGCGCCGCTACGCCCGCGGAGGCGGTTCAGCTCGAAACCCTGCGCACCGCCAGCGTGCCGCCGCGCCAGGCGGAATTCGCCGGCAGCCTGATCAATCAGGCCAGCGGCGGTCTGACGACCCGGCAATGGTGGTGGGTCGGCGAACTGGCCCGCCAGGTGAGCGGCGAGGAGTCCGCGCCCGCGATCACCAATGTCGGCTCGGTCAAGGGCATCGTCGACTTGCTCGACCGCGCCAAGGCCCATCTCAAATATCCGGCCCTGCTGGTGCGCGCCAACGATCGCCACATCAGGCTCAACATCGCCGGATCGAGCGCGCAAGCGCCGGGCACCATCAACGTCTGCTCGGCGGTCCGCGACAATGCCGGGCAGCGGCGCTGGTACGGTCGCATCACAGTCGAGGGCGAGTACGAGCCCTCGCGCCGCATCGAGCCCGCCATGCAGACCGCGATCGCCACCGCCCTTGCGGCGATGGCGTCGGACCCGGCCAAGGCCGCCAGCGAGTACGGGCGGCTGACCGGCCATTGCTGCTTCTGCACCCTGCCATTGACCGACCCGCGGTCCACCGCAGTCGGCTACGGCAAGATTTGCGCCCGCAATTACGACCTGCCCTGGGGGACCCCGAAATGACCCGCGTTCTGATCATCGAGCCCACCGCCGAGTTGGCGGCCGACATCGCCCGCCATCTGGCACAGCACGGCATGATGCCCGACGTGATCGACTTCGCCGACGAGTTGGAGCGCGGCGGGCTCGACTACGATGCAGCGGTGCTGAACCTCGCCCTCGACGGCCCGGCGGTATTGCGGCGCCTGCGGGCGGCCGGCAAGCGCATCCCGGTCATCGCCCTGACGACAGGGCAGAAGAGCCCCTCGGCGCGCATCATCGAGGCGCTCGACGCCGGCGCCGACGACTGCCTGGTGATGCCGTTTCTCGGCCCCGAGCTCGCCGCCCGGCTGCGGGCAGTGGTGCGCCGCAGTGTCGGGCTGGCCGACAACATCGTGGTGACCGGGCGCCTGGCGGTCGATCTCGGCCGGCAGACGGTGGCGGTTGACGGCAAACCGGTGAACCTCTCGCCCAGGGAGTTCGGGCTGCTCGCCGCACTGTGCCAGCGCCAGGGCAAGATCGTCCCGAAGGATCAGCTTCTCGCGCAGATGTACCAGCTCGATGAAGAGCCCGAGGCTGGCCTCAAGATCATCGACGTGATGGTCTGCCATATCCGCAAGAAACTCGGCCCGGCGCGCGAGTCTCTTGCCACGGTGTGGGGCCGCGGCTACCGGCTGGTTGAGCCCGCGGCCGTGGCGATCCCGCTGCAGGTGGCGGCGTGATTACCGCGGGGCTGGTCCTGAGCGGCCTGCTGTTGGGCTGGGTCCTCGGCCGGCCCCGCCCCCAGGCAACGCGGCGGCCCCAGCCGCCGCCCTTCTCCTGGCCCGCCAGCATCGCCACGGCCCTGGCCATCGCGTTTGTCGGCTCGTGGCTGGTGCACGCCATCATCGCCTTTGGCTCAGCGCGCCCGTAACACTGGAGCACTGCAATGGAACCGGACTTCGCTTTCGAGATGTTCAACGTCACCAAGACCATCGTGCGCCCCCTGACCCAGCGGGCGCTCGACTGGCTCAACGCCAACAGCTTCGGCACGCCGCTCTCCGAGGGGCGGGTGATGATCGAGACCAACCAGGCTCAAGTGCTGATCGTGATCATGCACGAGGAGGGATTTGAACTAATAAACGCCAACTAATACGCGCGCGGTATTGAATATTCGCCGGCCTATGCTTATATATTACTTGTGCAGAGCGACAACCCTTCCACGGAGACCAAGATGACGATCCTTAAAACCCTCACCGCAGCCGCCGCTCTTCTTCTCGTCGCGAGCGCGGCACACGCCGAGCTGACTGAGACCATGAAGGACTGCCTCGCCGTCGCGGTAGCGGCCCAAGTCAGCGGATCGGAGGCTATGCAATCCCCGCCGGCCTTGCTTTCCCGCTGCCATGTCAGCGATCAGCGCGCCGGGGTTGCTTACGTCCTCGAACTGCTGAAGTAACCCGAGCCGGCTTCCCCCGGCATCCCCTTTCCACGGAGATCAAGATGACAGCCCTCAAGACCCTGACCGCAGCCGCCGCCCTCCTCCTCGTCGCCGGCGCAGCGCATGCCGAGACGATGCCTAAGTGGCAGGGGATCGACTATGCCCACGGCGCCAAATGCGTGCACCAGTTGGACGGCAGTTGGATCTGTTCCGACGGAGAGCAATACAACGGCGCCGGGCGGCCTTTGAACGGGATTTGCAACGCAGCCGACGAATGCCACCAGCCGGAAATTCCGGCCTGTTGGGCCAAGGGATGCAGAAAGCAGATGCACTGACCCTCCTCACCCCGCCCCTTCCACGGAGAACCAGCGATGAAGATCATCAAGTTTATGGTCGCCACTGACGACCCCGCGATCATCGAAGAGCTCAAGGATGCCATCGTCAGCAAACTCAAGGAGCTTGAAGTCGAGGCTCGCTGGGACGATGGCGAGAGCAACGAGGCGCCCCTTCCACGGAGCACTCGATGAACACCCTCAAGACCCTGACCGCATCCGCCGCTGTGCTGCTGGCGCTCGTCGGCACCGCCCAGGCGCAGGTCAACTGGGGCGACAAAGATTACTGTCGCCTTGCGTCCGCGAATGTTTGGCCGAATATCCTCGACGCCTTCGAGAACGAGATGCGCAGTCGGACCTATCAGGCGTGCATGGCGGGACACCCGCTAATGCAAAACCCGGCGCAAAGCCCGCCGTCGCAACCAGCCGACTCGCCCGCCGTGCAAGCCTGTGTCGACGCTAATATCCCCGACGGCCACGTGTCGGGCGCCTACATCAGAGATGTCTATGCCGCCTGCCAAGCGTCGCCGTCATGGCGCGGGTATGCGCGCTGATGGGCCGCGCCATTGCCGCGGCAAAGAAATGACCACTCTCGCCGCTCAACTGCTCCACATGGCGGCGCTGGTACCGGCGCCGGCCGCGGGGCCTAAGACCGACCAGCTGCTGGCGCTCTGGCATCGCTGCGTGCTCAACCGCACGCCGTGGCCGCAGGTGCGGCACCAGGCCGTCAGCCAGCCGGGCGAGCTCAGGTTTCTGCGCTGGCTCCTCGCCCACCAGGCGCCGGGGATCCTCGCGCATGCCTGCCAGAGCGCGGACTCGCGCGCGGCGGCAGCAGCGGGCGAGCTCGCCCGGCGTGCCGACCAGGCGCGCCAGCTACTCGCCAGAAAGGGCGGTGGCGGGACTTTTGGTGCGGCGATGTTCCGCGCCGATCAGCGCTGGTATGCGGCCCTTCCGGTCTGAGACCGAAACCGGGTGAGAAAGGCGCCCGGTCGCAGCGTGAGGCGCTGCCTGACGATGGTCAGTCCCTTCCACAGAGTACACCCCAATGGACAATGTCATCACCAAGGTCGAGGGCGACACGCTCACCATCACCATCGACCTGACGCATCCCGGCGCTCTCTCGAAGAGCCAAAAGACGACGCTGGTGGCCTCGACCCACGGCAGCTTGGCGATCACCTATGCCAAGCGCAGCGGGATCACCCTGTCGCTCAACGTCATGGCGCCGAAGTGAGCGGCGAGCGCTGGACGCCGCAGCGCAAGCGGGCGGTGCTGGCCGAGATTGATGCCGGCCTCGACACCGGCGAGGCCTGCCGCCGCTGGGCAATCTCGACCGAGGAACTGGTCTCGTGGCAACGCAACTATGAGCACCGCGGCGTCGCCGGACTGGCGCAAAAGGGTCTGGCGCTGCGGGTGAGGGCCGAGGCGTGAGCGTTTATCGCTGGACGGTCAGCGGCACCGCGGCAGACGGCCAGACCTGGGAAACCTCGGGGACCGTCGAGTCGGTGCAGCCCGGCAATTTCCCCGACGTGTGCGGGGTCGCCCTTCAGCAGTCCTTCATGGACCTGACCCGCGGCCGGGCGGTGTTCGGCCAACCGGGCGTCGGGTGCCGCGGCCCGTACAAGATCACCCGGTTGCTGGTCGAGATCGAGCCATGAGTATTCGCCGGCGGGTGGCAAGTGCCCGTCGGCGATTTTTTCGATTTTAGACTAGGCGTTATTAGTAACGGCTTGAATATTCGCGCCGAGTGCTTATATATTACTTGTCAGCAGCGACGATCCCTTCCACACGGAGTACCTACAATGACCCCGAAAGTTTTGCAGAGCGATCCCTGGCGCCGCGTCGGCGAAATGACCGTGAGCGGCCTCATCGCCGATCTCCCGAAGACCCGCGGCAATTACGCCTACATCGTCGACGGCACCGAGCTCGCCTATGTCGGCGTCGCCCAGAGCCTCTACAACCGCAACAATGGACACGGGCGGCGGCTGGCTGACCCGGACCTCAAGCACGCCGCCAAGGCGATCTATGCCGAGATGCGCCAGGCGATCGCCGACGGGCACAAGATCAGCCTGTGGGTCCTGGTCGAGCCGCAGGTCACGTACAACGGCCGGGTGATCGACGGCCGCCATAGCGTCGAGGCGGATTACATCACCCGCTTCGAGCCGCGCTGGAATATCCTCGGCGTCCGCGGCCGCCGCCATGCGGGTTTTTCGGATGGTGCCCGCAAGGCCAATGCCAGCCGCACGCCGGAACAGCGCAGCGCTGCTGCAATCAAGGCCAGTGCTCGCCGCAGGATCGCCGCCTAAAGCATCGCGCAAGTAATTCGCCGGCTTGTGTTGTAATTCGTCGGCGAATGCTTATATATTACTTGTCGATAGCGACAGCCCTTCCACACGGAGACTTCACCATGAGTGACGAACGCGAGAAGATTGCCCGCCGCATCCGCGGGCTGCTGAACCTGAGCGCCGATCAGAGCGTGACGGAACAAGAGGCGATCGAGGCCGCCCGCAAGGCGCGCGAGTTGATGGACAAGTACCGGGTCACGATGACGGACGTCGAGATCAAGGCCGAGCCGGTCGAGCTCGACGAGGTTAAGTCGGCCTACGCGACCACCGCCCCGGTCGATTACTGCCGCCCCGGCATCATGGCCTATTGCGGCGTCAAGCTGTGGTTCGAGAGCCACCGCGGAGCGGTGCGCCGGGTCAAAATTCTCGGGCTAAAAGCCGACACCGACATGGCGGGCTGGCTTTACACGATGCTTCAGACTGCCTTGGAGTCCGACTGGCGGGCCTACAAGAAAACGCCGGCCTGGCGCGAATTGACGGGCGGCGGCAAGCGCAGCGCCACGCAATCGTTCTTCGTCGGCATGGCGGTCAGGATCAACGAGCGGCTGCTCGAACTGGCCGAGGCGCTCGAACCGGTCGCCAAGACGGCCAGCGGCACCGCACTGGTCGTGATCAAGAACCAGCTCGTCGACGCGGCCTTCGCGGAGTTGGACCTGCACTTTCGCAAGTCGCGCGGGCTGAGTATCCGCGACGGCGGCGCCTACCATGCCGGCAAGGCGGCGGGTGACCGGGTGAACCTCAATCGGCCGATCGGCGCGGCAGCGGCGGCGCGGCGGCTGGCGACGACCCCCAAGCGGGTTACTCGCGTTAAGTAAGTATTCGCGCAACACATCTCGGGCGCTGGATTGTAATTCAGCGCTCGATGATTATATATTACTTGTAAGCGCAAGCAATCCCTTCCACGGAGTACCTGACATGACCGACGAGACCTATGGCGTAATGCCAGGCTCGGGCAATTTCCGCCGCATCCTCGCGGCGATGCTGGCGGCAGCGGCCCTCGCGGGCGCGGTGCCGGCGATCGCCGCACCGGAGCAAGGGCGGCCCTACTCCTGCCGGCTGCTCGACGACGAGCAACGCAAGTGCGCCTTCGGGCAGTGCGACGCGCGGACGATCGAGCGGCTGCGCAAGGAATGCCTGCGCGATGGCGGGCGGCCGTGAGCGCGCGGCGCCAGGTCGAACCGCCGGCCCCGCCGCACAAGGCGCCCTGGCGGATCGTCGCAACCTACACCATCGCCGACATCGAGGATGCCCGCAGCCATCGCGATCAGATCCGCGCGGGGCGGGTTGAGGCCCAGATGATCGTCGCCGGCGACTCGGTGTTCGTGCAGATCAGGAACCGCTGATGGCCCGCACCGTCCTGCCCTGGCTGATGGTCACCGACGTGGCGAGCGCGCAGACCTATGTCATCGAGCCTACCAGGCGGGGCAGTGCCAAGCTGCGCGCCTCGCGGATGGGCGCCACCGACCGCTCGGCGGACTCGCCGGTCAGGTGGCGCGAAGTCCCTCTCTACATTCGCCGCTCGGCCAGGGAGGCGCTGAGCCCGAAACGCTGACCGCCCGCCTCCCCTTCCCTTCCACACGGAGCCACCAATGATCGCCAGGATCATGTTCTACAACCACGCCCGCAAAGTCTTTCACCGGATCGAGGTCGACGCGCCCGATTGGCGGCGCGGCGAGTTCGTCGCCCGCGAGGCGGCCGATTTCTGGCGCGCGCCCTACTTCACGATGGGCCGCGAGACCCTGCTCAACACGACCCACCATTGCATGCACGACGACGAGCTCGGGCGCCGGCTGGCCGCTTGACGCGCGGGCGCGCGAGTCCTGCAAAATCGACAAAAGAATGGAGCCCACGATGAAAGGCACGACCCTGATCTACCGGCCGGGCGAGGCGGCCCCGGAAGCGCAGACCCACACCGAGAGCCCGAGCCTCGAATTTCTCCAGGCGGTCGTCGGCGGCTACATCGAAGCGGTCCCCGATTGGGGCACCATCGAGATCGACGGCAAGGTGTTCCCCTGCGTCGTCTACTGCAACGAAGAGGGCAAACTGACCGAGGGCATGCTGGTGAACCACCGGGCCACGATCCTCTGGGATCAGGCGCTGCGGCGGGTGGTGCACGACGGCAAGCCGGCCTACCCCAACGGCCTGCTGCGGGCCGATGGCAACCCGATCGATATGCTGTTGGGGCCGATCATCGTGGTGACCGGCGATCCCGAATTCATGCGGTCGCTATGAGCAGGCGCGAGCAATATTCGGTCTACCTGTTTTTCCCCGACGGGTCGTCGCATTGCGAGCGGGAATTCGTCAGCGACAAGGAGGCGGTCGAGCTGGCGGCCGAGTGCTCCAGGCGGCCGGCGGCGATCGCCGGGTTAATTCGGCGGATAATCATCACCGATGCCGGCGACGACACGGTGTTCGAATGGAAATTCGGCGAGGGCGTCACATTTCCGCCGCGCGAGCCCGAATAAATTGATTAAACGAGGGTGCGGGAATAGCTCCCGCATCTTCAATTACGCAGCATCGTTGAGGTTGCTGCTCGCCCTCGTCAAGCAAAAAACTACACCACCCCGCGGTTTAATAAATCGAATTTCGCGAATATCGCGGGCGATTATTTTCTCAGCCGGTTGACGTCTTGCTCGGTAGCGGCAGGTGCAGCGCCAGATAATCCAGCGCCCGGCGCAAATCGACCACAAATTCGGGAAAGTCCTCGCCGTAAACATTGTCGATGGCGGCGAGTGCGGCCCGCCACGAGGGGCTGCCCAGCGCCCGGCGGAAGCGGGCGAGTGCGCGGCGGGCGCGCTCGGCACCGGGCACGGCAAAATCGGCGAGCACCTGGCCGCTATGGGCGGCGGTGAGGATATTGCGCCAGGCGCCGGCGGGCGAGGCCTCGGTCAGACCGAACCCGAGGCGCACCAGGCGCACCAGTGCGGCGAATTCGCGGCTGGCGGTGTATTGCTCCGGGTCGATGACGCCGTGGCCGTAAAGTATGCCCAAGAGATCGTCGGGCAGATCGGAGTCGCCGGTCGCGGCCAGCCGGCGATGGCGTAGCTCAGGGGTCCCGCGATCGAGAAACGGGGCACGCTCGGCGAGCGTGGTTGCGCGCCGCTTGGCGTTGGCCTTGCGCGGACGGCCGCGGCGATCGCGGCGAGCCTTCAGTTTGCGGCGGGTCACAACCGGGTGTTTCACGTGAAAGCGCGCTGGCGTCAACCGCCGGGAGGGGCGGGAGTGCGGGCGAATCCGAGAAGGCCATCAGGCGACCTCCTGCGCGGCCCGTATTTAATCCTGGCAGGGACTCAGCTCGGATAATCGCATCTTGGCCACGATGTCGGAGGCAGGGTCTGGCTTGGCGCCGACGTAGATCGTCACGCTGTACCCGTTGAGGTCGAAGGTCTCGGCGACCCAGCGGACGGCGTCACCGGACCCCACGAACGTGACGCTCATGTCGCAGTCGAGGCGCTGTCTCACGGCAGCTCGCTTCCTGGCCCCGGATCACCATCGCCGATGACGGCGGCGGCGGCGCGCTGCTCGGTCTCGTTCTGCTTCAGCGCTGGCAGCGCCTCGGCCATCGTCAGCCAGCGCGTCGTCGCGACCTCGTAGCGCCAGGAGTCGTTCGTCGCCCGGCAGATGCCGCACCACGGATTGAGGATCCGCTTGCGGATCAGCTCGGTGATCCTGTTGCGCAGCGGCGCCACGATGGTCTCCCACGCCTGCAGGGCGGTCTCGGCCTCATCAGCAGAGGCCAGGATGGCATGCCCCTGCGGGCATTTGCACTGCGCGATCCAGACGGTCATGGCGGCCACTCCCTTGTTAGCGACACGTGACCACAAGAAGCAGAAGGTTCAGACCGATGCTGAGGGCGGCAATCAGCATTGCCGCCTGCGCTCGTGTCTTCCATTTTTGAGCTTCTGTGCTCACGCTCGTCAGCTTCAAATCGCGAAATCGCGGGCGTGGAGCAGCATGCGAGCGGCAGCCCAGCCGGTTGCCAGCCGGCCCTCGGGCGGCGCCGGCTCGGCGCCCAGCTTCTCGACCGCCGGCCAGTTGATGGTGACCGCGCCGTCAGCCTGCACGACCACCAGCTCGGTCTCGGCGCCGTCCGCATGCAGGACATACCGCAGCAAGCGGTCGCCGGGCTGCACCCGTTCCCAAACTTTCACTTCGGCCATCGGCTCCTCCTCCAGGTCGATATCGGCGACGCACTCGGCCAGGATGCGGCGCATCATGGCGTGGTCTCCAGCCGCCTGACCATGCACCAGGCGCAAATCTTGGGCGCTGGTGTCGGCACGTCGGGGCGGAACTGGACGCGGCGCCCGCAATCGACGCACTCGCCGATTTCGTTGTCGAGAAAGCGCAGCGGGTGCCGGTCGTCGCACGCCAGGCTGATCACCGCCGCGACCGCCTCGCCGGGCGCTACCGCCACAAAGCCGGGTGCGGGCGGCTGCGCAAAGTCTTTGCCGCTGTAGAGGCCCCACATCCGCCCGGCCGCGCTGGCGGCCAGGATGATTTTCAGCGCGGCGATTTCCTCGCGGTCGCCGCTCATGGCTCGGTCCCGAGGATCCGCGCGTTGACGCTCGTCAGCGCCCATACCTGCTCGAGGTGGAACTTCAGCGCTGTCTCGCGCACCGAGCGGGTGCCGTCGCGGTCGCCGGGGACGACATGCCCGGCGAGCCAGATCGCCAGGCAGTCGGCGAGCACGGCTCCCTGCGTCTCGACCGGGCGCCCGGCCAGCAGCGGCCTGATCTGATCGACGATCGCCACGACCTCGCGGGTGCGGCGGGTGCCGATCACGTCAGGCCCCAGGGCGACGCCTTGGACGCGGGCAGGCGGACCAGCGTCTCGCCGGTGTTGAGCCTGATCAGCTTGTCGGCGCGCAGCTCGTCGCGGGCCCAACGCAGCGCCTCGGCATAGTTCATCTCGGGCGGCGAGACGCGCCAGCGCGAGCGCTCGGCGAGCGAGATTTCGCGGATGTAGACGAGGTCGCCGTTCCAGCGCTCCTCAGTGATCACCAGCGGTTCGGGCATTGGACAACTCCCATGGAAGGGCGACTTCGTCGAGCAACAGCGGGCGCGCCCGATACGTGGTGCGGGCGCCGGTCGGGGTGATCAGCACGCAGGACGTCTCATCGAGCTCGTCAACGCGGGCGCGGTTGACCAGCCACAGTAGGCCCATCTGATCGACCCGGGCGAAGGGCTTGACGCGATTGGCGCCCAAGAGCTGCAACGGGTCCCAGCCGAGGTCCAGCGCCAGCAACGCCCACCCCGGATTATCGGCAAGAAACTGCCGGCTGTCCTCCTGCAGCGTGCGCCAGCGGGCGGGCGGAATATCGCAGGGCGGGAGCGGCGGCAGACCGGCGAGGCGCTCGCGCAGCTCGAGCACGCGCTGCAGGTGGTCGACGACCGCAGCGGCGGCCTCACCGATCGAGATCATCGCCGATAGGCCTCCGTATGTGGAGCTGATACGCCCCCCATGTCGGGCGATAGGCAGGATCGTCGGCGCTCCAGAAGCCATGCTTGACGCACACCTCCCACAGCTCGCAGTAGGATTTAGCCCCGAAATTCCACATTCGGAGCAGCTCGCCCCGTCCCTTGGCTGCCACCTGCGAAAGCCGCGAGGGCGAGTCGGGGAAGGTGTGGCGCAATGCGTTGCGGATGCGCGGCGACAGATCGAGGTCGTCGAGATCGGGGTCGCCGCGCCGCAGCGCCTTCAGCTCGGCGAGGAATTGCTCCAAGAACGCGATCTGCTCGTCGAGGATCGCCCTGGTTCGCGGGTCGGCTGCCGTGCCTGCCATGAAATCGGCGATGATGTCGGTCATCGTCAGTCCCGCGAGAGGTCGAGGTTGCGGAGATAACGCGAGCCGCCATGGGCGGTCCCCACGATGTCCTCGAACAGCTCGGCGAGGCGGTCGAGGTGATAGGCGATATTGGCGAGGTCCTCGGAATAATCCGGCTCCGGGTTGAGCCGCAGTTCGATCTCGTTCGCGGGGCACTCGAAGTGCGCGACCTCGCCCGCGGCGTCGAGGATCGTCCAGAGGTTCGGCGCATCGTTCCTGGTCGGATAGACGCGGCGGGCGGTTGCGAGGTTCACGAACCCCTTGTCGGTGCGAACGTAGGCCATGTTCCAGCTCCATCATGGAAGGGGGCACTCCGATCTGGACTCCGAAAAAACCGCTATGGAATGCCTGCATCCCCGCCCTCCGATAATTTCCCCCGTAGGGGGGATTATCGGGGTGGGGTTCCGTCGCGGGGAATTCGGGACTCCGATCCGACTCCGATAATCGGCTTTTTGACTCCGATAATGGCCTTTTCGACTCCGATCTTGAAAAATCACACCCAGCCGGGGCGCGCAACCACAAAGAGCCCCCGCTCCTTGTCGCTCCCTTTCGGGCTGTATTCTTTGGCCTGGAGGAAGCGCCTGTCACCGTTGAGCAACCAGGTCTTGATCACTTCGCGGCACTGCGCCTCGGTGAGAGCGGGGCATATCTCGGCCACGACCGGCCAGGCGGCGCGATCCTTGGCTCGACCGTCCGCCGAGTAGCGTCGGCTGGGCGAGGGTCCCATCTCGATCCGGTCGAGGATCTGGTTGGCGATCAAATCGGTGACCACTTTCCAGAGATCGGCGGGCGTCCAGCGTTCGACGCTTTGCACCGTGTCACCCTTGGGATAGGCCTGGTTGCCGTTGCCGATCTCGACGCCGACCAGCTTGAACCAGCGGGCGCTCTTGGCGGCTGGAGCGATATTGACCTTGGCCGAGTCCATGCGGACGTATTGGTAGCGATCGGCCTCGGGAACGGCGAATATTTCGGCGTCGGCTTCGGACATTTTGGTCAGCGTGTAGACGAGGCGCCCGGCGTCTTTTAATGCGCTGGCTCCGCGCCCGACATCGGCATTGCCAGGATCGGCCGAGCCGCCTTTGCGGGTGTGGTGCGGAACGTCGATCGCAATTCCATATTTGGTCGCCAGGCCGCTGAGGATTTCAGCAACCAAATCAAGGGCGTTATTGTCGTTTTCCTGCACGCCGTGGGTTTTGATCAGCGGGTCCATGATCACTACATCGACGCCGCGGCGTTCGATCGCCTTTTCAACTGCGGCGCCGAGCTTTCCGGCGATCACGTCGCCGTTGCGGCGCTGCATCGCCAGTTTCAAATCACTGCGCGAGATGGCGGCCAGAAATAAATAGCCCTCAGTGTCGGCTTTGCTGACGCCGTGATGAATTTCGGCAGCGCGGACTCGGCGCCGCAGCTCCTCGCGCCCATCCTCGAAACTGAGGTATAAAACCCGGCACCGCTCGAAAACGTGCTCGCCGACGATGTCATGGCGCCCGGTGGCGAGCGCGAGAGCGCAGGCAATCCGCACGGCAGTTTTGCCGGTTGCGCCGTCGCCGAGCAGCGATGAGAGGAATTCCCGACAGAATAAATTCCCGAGCAGCCAGCCGCGCGGGGCGATCGGCTCGTCGTCGAGCCCGGCATCCCATTCGCCGAGATCAATCGGTGGCTCTGGCGCACGTGGCTGCTCCGGTCGAAAGCCCCTCCTGTCGTGAACCTGGCCAACGGCGTCGTCGATCGCCTCGAATGCCCCGCCCCGTCCCCCGTTGCGTGCGACCATTTAATCCCCCTCAGCTCTCAGCGGTGTGTAGTCGTTACCCCAATGTTCCTCGGCTTGGCGCCGGCGGTTCGAGCCCGGCCCGTAGTTGGGCCGCGGCCCGCCTCCCCGCTGGGTCAGGATGCGCGGCGGATGGGCGACGGGTGTTGCGACGAGCTTTCTGAGCTGGGCGGTGAGCACGTCGCTTTCGGTGTGCACGCCATATTCGAACTCGCCGAGGATGGCGCGGACCTCGACCGGGTCGCGGCTGAGCACAACCAGGCCGTCGCAATCGGCCTTGAGCCAGGACAGCGGAGAGGCGCGGAGCAAGGCCGGGAACGGCTCGCCCCACGGAATGCTGCCGAGCCAGTGCGAGTTGCCGACCCGCAGGGCCCAGGATTGCGGTGCGTCCGGGTCCCACGCGATCAGATCGGCAAGCTCGCCGCAGCGTGCGGTCTCCCACGGATCAAGGCTCAGCGGCGTCGCGAACCGGTCGACGCGCAGCGGCGTGATGTACGCCAAAGGGCCGGCGCCGTCGGGGTCGGGCTCCCAAAGCGCGCCCTTGCGGCGGATCGGCAGGATGCCGACGAGCTGGTGAATGATGACGAGGAAGAACGGGATTTCGAGCTGATCGACCAGCTCGACCGCGTCCTCGGTCTTGAGGTTGCGGACCGCGGCGCGGTGCTCGGCCGCGAGGTCGGCGGTCTTCACCGAATCGCCTGCCGGCGAGCGGGCGGAATATTTTTGCCGGGAAACCGAATTTCCATGCCCTCAGCTCCTGTGGATCAACCCCGGAAGCTGTTGGGCCGGCGTGCAAATCAGCGGTTAAATCGGACACACCTCGGGCGTCACGAAAAATTCGCTTGCACGAAATCGGGAAATATCGGAAAAGGGGCTGTCCAGGCGCCCTTTTCCGATCCTCACCGATCACCAGACCCCCGTAGCTGCGGGGGTTTTTGGTTTATGGGGGAGTAATCGGGGGATCGTCTTGCCGGGGGTCTTTTCTCCTACCGGTGACTTAAACCGGCAGGATAATTCGCGGCCGACCGAATCGTCTATAAGCACGAAAAGTGAACTTGCGCCGGTCGCAGCGGGCCGCGAGATCTTGCGTCAGCCGCCGAGCTTAGATCAAATTCTAGTATTCCCCCCTGTTCACCGCCGCTGTGCGGGCTCGTGCCATAGCACGTTCGCCGCTCTGTGCAGGGGGAAGCATGGCCGAGGCTGATCAGGACCGCTGGCTGACCTATGCCGAGGTCGGCGAGCTGCTGGGGTGCTCAGCGAACGCCGCACGCATGCACGCCGCTCGCCGGCACTGGCCCAAGCGTGGGGCGAACAAAATCGGCGAGCGGGCGCGGGTGCTGGTGCCGGAAAGCCTCGATGTGCAGACTGTGCCATGGCACGTTCGCCCGCGTGCTATGGCACAGACCGCACCGATGAGCGGGGAGCCGAACGGGCATGATCAGGCGAACAGTGCGGCGATCGCCGCACTCGTCGAGCAGCTCGGCATCGCCAACCGGCGGATTGACGAGCTGCAGGCCGCCTTGACCGAGGAGCGCCGGCGGGTGATCGAGATTTTGACCCCCGATCGCCGGGCCTGGTGGCGCCGGCTGTTCCGCTAATTCCCCAATTCCGCTAATTCCGCAAATTCCGCTAAGCCGCGGCGGGCCAGCCGCGCAGCGGGATGCCCCAGCGGGTGATCTGGTCGAGCGCTTCCTCGACGCTATGCGCGACGCCGATCGCCGCGAAGCCCCCCGATGCGATGAGCTTGGGAAAGACCTCTTCCTGACCTTCGAGGATGCGCGGCGATCCGCGCCGGGTGCGCCCGACGCGGGTTTTCGAAAGCCGGCCGCCGCGGCGCTTCAGCTCGAGGCCCCAGCAGCCGAAATACCAGATGATCACGTCGGGCATCCCGCGTTTAAGCCCGACGCGCGTCAGGCGTGCTGTCTCGTGCGGGGCGAGCTGCACATGGCCCGCCGGATAGCACGCCCAGAAGGCCGGCGGCGGCAGCAGCATGTCGAGGGCCCGAGCCAGCGCCTCGTGAATGTCCAGCTCGAGCGGATCCGGCGGTGTGAGGCGGAAGGGGCGGGCCATTCAGTCGGCTCTTCCGCCGTCGATGACGGACAACAGCGGCGCCTCGTGCGTCAGGCGATACTGTGCCGGTTTGACGAACCCCTTGCTCGGGTCGCCCGCCAGGCACTTTCGCACCCACCCCCCCTTCTCGAACTCGCTGTGGCGGTGATAGACCCGCCAGTGCCCGCGCCGCCAGTGCAGTGCCGGGGATTCGTGTTGGCCGCCTCTGCCGCTTCGGCTGACCGCATAGCGCACTGCCGGCACATTGAGCGTCAACACATGCGAAGGCTCGGCTTTCAAGCGCGGGAGTCCTCGTCTTAGCGTGCTGAGTTGCGGAATGGCGACTGGACCGGGCTGGTCGATGAGCAGCTTGTCGGACATCAGCGTGAGCACCCCAAGAAGCAGCTCGGCGGCCAGTTTGTCGACCTCGCTCTCAGCCTCAAAACGTTGGTAAAATTCGCTCGCCTCGGCAGGGTGGTTGTGAAACATCCCGCCCCATATGGTGGGCGGGGTTTCCTTCCAGCCGAGGCCGCTGCCGTCTTTGGGAGCCTGGCTCCATCCGCCTCCAGAGATGTCACTGCAGTAAATAATCGAGACAACATCATCCCGGCTCTCCATTGCCAGGAGGCCAGACGCATCTTCAAATTCAAAGTAGCATGCGGGAAAAGGCAAATACACATGCTCTTTGAGTTGCTCGGTTTCGTCGAAGGCAATTTCTCCGGTGTGCTCGACAAAAACGAACGGCAGGCGACGACAATCGAAAACGGTCGCGGCAAGGAATCCGGCGAACGGCATCAGGCCGGGAGCAACGTCGTCCAAACTATCAAAAAGGCGAGGCCAGTGCTTAAGCGCCGGAAGGATGTCGGTGTAGAGTGCTAGTCTTGATTTCATCTTCGAGCAGTCCTGCGGCAAGCCAGGCTTGGCGCAACTCGGGCGGTAGCTGGCGCCAGCGCGCGCGCCCCCTGGCATAGCGGGCCAATCGGGCGCACCGATCGGAACAGGACGTGGCCGGCATTTTGAGGCTGAGCCCGTCGCGATACAGCGCGCCGAGGAATCTTCCGCAGATCGGGCAGTGCACCGGGTAGAGCGGGCGCCCGTCGCGGCCGAGCGGGGTGAAGATCACGCCGGCGGCTCGGTCTCGACCTCCCCGTTGCCGATCGCCAGCGATTTGAGCGGCTCGGATCGGCCCTCACTCTCGGCCCATTTGCGGAACTCCAGCTCGAGTGACGCCACCGTGACGATGGTCCTGGCGGTGTGCGAGATTGCCCGGGCCTGCTCGGCGTCGATCTGCTTGCCGTTCAGCCGGTCGATCGTGTCGAACAGGGCGTCGACCAGGCCCTGCGAGGTTCGCGCGACCTTCTGCATACTCTGCGCCATCGGTTCCTCCGGGGGGTGAGGGTTAGATGCTAAGGCTGAGCTGCTCTGAGCTGGCGTGGTCGGGGCAATAATCGACGTTGCGGCCAGCCGGCACCCGGTGCACCTCGCATAGCCAGCGGTCGCAGGTGCCGTGCCCCAGCGGGTTGCGCGCGTCGCACTGGTAGCGGCCGGGCTCTTCGCACAGCGCCACCGAACAGCGCGGCGAGCGCCGCCGGCCTCGGGTGCAGATGATCGCCGGACTGCCATCGGGGAGACGCACTGGCGTGCATGTCATTGGCAGGCTGCCCTTTCGCTCGGCGTGGCACTGGCGGGTGGGGTTATTAGTAACGCCGGATCAGGCCGCCCTGAAGCGCCCTCGAGCCCAGGCTGCAAGCGAGTCGGCATGTTTCAGCTTGGCGCGCCCTTCAGCCCGCAAACGCTCAATATTGTAATCGGCGTCGGCTTCGCTCAGCACTTCGAGCCGAATATATTCGGGCTCGTGACTATTGCTTGATCGAGCTGTCGGATAGCGCGCCTGGAGCTCGGGGAACAATTCATGCTGGCTACGCTCGCCGGCGAGCTCGTCGCCTTCGAAAGTCCTGCGCAACAGCTCGCGGGCAAGCTGCCGCAGTTGCAGGTGGCAGGCGATATAGATCAGCGGAAAGTCGTCGCGGACTCGGCGGCGCGGGTCGAGCTGCTGATACGCCTCGGTGGCGACCCAAGATGGGCTGATCCGGTCGTGGTGCGCCCGTAGCTCAAGGATCCGGGCGAGAATTTCAATGAGCTGTCGGGTTTCCATCGACCTCTCCCAGCCATTTGAGCCAATCGGCGACTAGCGGGGCGAGCTCGCGCACGTCCTCGCGCATTTCCGGTGTCATCGTCGCCAGCAGATCGCGCGGGTGTTGTGTCAGCAGACCGTCGCGCTGGAAATCGCGCAGGCGACCCCAGAGCCACAGCGCCGCGGCCGACACTGGCTCGACGGGTGGCGCTGGCGAGACCGTCTCGATGATCCTGCCGGCGTTCGGCCTGGCGGACCCGGCAAGTGCTGTCTCGAATTGATCGTCGGGCACAGCGCCGAGCTTTTGCCAGCTCGATGACTGTTTTTCCGAGACGCCAAGATCGTGCAGGGTCGAAACTCCTGCCGAACCGGAAGGAGTTTTTGCCGGGCGACCGCCCTTCGCCTTTTCGCCAGCACTGTAGAGCTGGCCCCACCTGCGCTCGGCGCGCAGCCGGATCTCGCAGCACTGCCGCTCGGCTTCGGTGTTGCGCGCCTGGCGCGCGTAATGCTCCAACGCCGCCGCACGGTCGCGGATGTCTTTGACCTCGTCGGTCGAAAAGGCGTCCGCGATCGCCCGGCACATCGCGTCGTAGCGGATGAGCTCGCCGGCGACCTGGGCAGGCTCGATCAGGGCGAGCGAGGTTTGCGCCGCGTCCATCACAGATGCCCGCTGGTCGGCCAGTATTGCCAGCCCTGCTTCTCGCCAATGCGGGTCAGCAGTGCGGCGATCTCGGTGTCGATGATGTCGCGCAGGGTGTGCATCTCCCGTTCGTCGGCGACGCGCCGCAGGATCGTGTCGGTGGTGTTGCTGGCGACGGCCAGCAGGTTCGGGTCGTCGGGCTCCATCAGAACGGCCAGAACCGCCAGCCCAGCCAGATGATCAGCGCCCACACGCCAAGCGAAGGCAGCAAGGCGAAGGCCATGCCGCGGCGCACCCCGCGACCGCAGTCGTCCTCGTCCTGCTGCTCGGCCAGGTCGGCGGGGATCGCGAAAATTAAATTGCCATTTTTCGGTGAGTGCCGACCCCCCAGATGTTGTGTTAACCCGTTGTCCCCCGACAACTTTCCGGGGAAATTCGGATTTTCCGCGAAAAGGCTCACGGCGAATTTTTCATAATCGCGGTTATGCGTCGTCAGGCGGCAGACGCGACAATCTTGACGGGAGGCGGCGCGCTGCTGTTCGCATTGGCCTCGACCCGTTTTCGACCCGTTTTCGACCCGTTTTCGGGGATCGCCACGGCCGCGGCGGCGGCGCTGAGCAGCTCGGCCAGCCCGTTGCCGTGCAGCATCATCTGCAGCTCGAAGGCGCCGCCGCTCTTCGCGTCGGCGAGCCGCACGGTGCGGCCCGTCAGCAAGGCGCGGCACAGCGCCTCGTCGAGCACGATGCGCAGGCTGATCACGCTGCGGCGCCAGATTTGGGCCGGTTCCTCGAGCCCGGCGGCCGGCCGCGCTTCCTCGGCGGCGGCGCCTCGCTCGGGCCGATCTTGCGCGCCAAGACCTCCTGGCCGGCGAGCCAGTTGGTGTCCCAGGTCTGATAGAGCAGCGTTCCCGGCGACCACGGATTGGCGTCGCGATCGCGGCCCGCCTCGCCGGCGGCCCGCCCCGCCATCTGCACCTGGTGTTGCTGGTGCTCGCTGACCGCGGCGGTGTCCTCGCCGTTGGGCGCTGGGCGGGTGCCGCGCTCCGGGTCGATCCAGTCGGACTGATAGCCGATCGGCTTGCCGAACCACAGCATGTACAGCCGGAAGTCGCGGTCGTGCTGGTCGCGCTTGTCGCCGGATTGCTCGGCCACCTTGCGCGCCTGGTCGACGGCTTTCATGTTGAGCCCGGCCCCGATCGCGCGCTTGCGGACGTCCTTGCGCATGCCGACCGCCTCGGCCACCGCCTGGTCGGCGTTGTCGAGCTCCTCGACGAATTTGAGAAACGTCGCCTGGCTGACGTTGCTGCCGGGGTGAGGTGCTGACGAGGTCGCTGGTCCTGTGTGCTCGCTCATTCCCGCGCCCTCCCTGACAGAAACGAGTCGGCGCTGAGCGCCCCCTCGCTGAACTCGATCAGTCGCTCGATGACGCCGAGGGTCGGGGTCTGATGCCGGGTCTCAATGCGGGAAATTGTGGATTTGCTGACCTTGACCGCGGCGGCGACGCTCTCCTGCGACAGCCGGCGCTGGATGCGGAATGTCTTGAGCGGGTGCACCGCCGCCAACGCGCTCACCTCATCGGGATACGCTGGGAGCGGGGGCGCAGGTGGTTCGCTCGCGGTCGATTCGCCTCGCATCGCCGGAATTAACCAGTCGAGGCAAAAGTTGCACGCCGTGTAACAAATCTGTCAACGCCAAATCCGCGAGTATCCCCAAAAATAGGTTACGCCAGATGCAACACCCGCAGCAAATAAGGCCTAAGCGGCGGGTCTCTGGGGCAAATACCCGATGAGGCTCGCGGGGCGCGTCAAGCGGAATATTATTTCATGCATGCTGGCGCGCGCCAAAAAATTGCCGCAAAGCCGCAAAGAGAAATTCGTTAACGCGACGAATATAATTTAGGAGAGGGAATTTTTAGACTTGGCCCAGCCGTGTGCGGCGGAAACATCGCAGGTGCGGCGAAATTAACCCATTAACCTTTTTTATTGCGCCGGGCGGGTGGCGGGTAAATGTCGGGCCGCAGCTCGTGGCGCGGGATCTTGATCGCCTTTTCGATGATCAGCACATGCTCGACCGGAATGCGCGTCCACACCGCGACGGTCGAGGAGCTGCGCTCGACCAGGCGCGCCAGCTTGCGGACCCCGCCGGCTTCGGCGATGGCGATCTCCAAACCGGGGTCGCGTTGGTTGGTCATGGCGAGCAAAAATCCTAAATCGCCGGTCGCCCGGCGACAAGGGCTGCGCTAGAATATGGCGAGCAACAAGGGAATTTCCGGGCGCCCCCGATGGCCGATCACGAGCAGACGATTCGCAACTGGTCCGCCTTTGTGACGATCAACCTCGGCATGCTCGCCGGCACGGTCGAGGGGATCACCCAATCGCTCGACACGATGAACCCGGAGCAGCGCGAGCGGATGGCGCGCGAGCTCGCCCCGTCGCTCGATCGCGTCGAGCGGGTCCTAGCGCAGTTGCGCAGTTTTTTGACCCCGCACAAGAATTGATGACCGAGCCACCCAAATTGCCGCCGGGCTCGCCCTGCACGAATTGCGGCAAGTGCTGCACCAATTCCTCGTTCATGGGCTCGCTGAGCGCTACCGAGGCGGACGTGCGCCGGTGGCGGCGCGAGGGGCGGGATGACATCTTGCGGTTTGCCGCGGTGCTCGGGCCGGGCGGCGCGTCTCTGCCGGGCGGCGGGTTTGCCGATCTGTGGATCGACCAGCAGACCGGAAACGAACGCGAGCGCTGCCCTTTTGTCCGCAAGGTGCGCGGTACCAAGCGCTACCTGTGCACGATCTATGAGACCCGCCCGCAGGTCTGCCGGGATTACACCGCGTGGGCACCCGGCTCGATCTGCGAGGTGGTGAGCGACGAGTGATGTTGCAGCCAGGAGTAGGCCGCGACGTGGTGCCCTGGGAAAGCTACCCCGAATGTCCCGACTGCGGCGCCAACGCCTGGCGGCTTGGACCGCGCGGCGGCTTGTCGGTCAACATCGAATGCACGCGTTGCGGTGAAGCGTTCAACGCCGTGCTCGCCCTACAACTGATTCAGCGGATCACCGGCGGCGCCCAGGAATACGATGTCACCCGGTGCCATTACTGCGGGCAGCCGACCGGCTCGCGCTATCACCTGATGCACTGCCCGCTTGGCAAGGGGCCGGATCATGCCACGTAAGCCGGCCCTGCCGGGGCGGGGATTGCCCGACAAGCTCGCCCGCTACTACATCACGCAGGTGCCGAGCTACGAGCGGCCGAAGGGTGCGGGGCGGGTGGCGATCGAGCCCGAGCCCGGCTATTTCCGGCTGAAGCTGGTGCGCGGCGGGCCGTGGGTTCCGGCGATCATCTGGCGGCCGTGCCCGCTGATCCTGCCCGATCCGCTCGAGGCGACCGCTCCGGGGCCCGAGCAATGGTGTCAGCCGGCCGAGCGCTCGCGCCCGTTGCGCGCGCGGATCGGCGAGGATGAGGCGGACCCCTTCGACGTGTGGACGCGCGGCAGCGACATCGACGCCCGCGAATATGCCATGCGCCTGGCGCGCCGGGATTGGGCGGTGCGCTTTGCCCCGGCCCAGCCCGAGGCCAATCCGAAGAAGCCCGCCGAGCTCGCCAAGCTGCCGTCGCTGTTCTAGCGACGTTCTTCTCCCCAAGGCGTTACTAATAACGGCCTGTTGCAGGGGCATTCCAGCCCCGAGGGTGCTCGATAAATGCGAGCGCCCGCGGAAATTAAATTCCGCCGGTTGAAAATGGGGAAATTCAATAAAAAACCCTCGGTTTTCCTGCCGGAACGATTGGCGCGGGCCTCCGAAAAATGCTAGGTTCAATCGAGCACAGCAGGAGGGGATTTTATGGCCGCATCCGCGCCCGCGGCAGAGCCGATCCGCGGCCCGCTCGCCCATGATCCGAGCAATCGCCCCCCGGAAATAATCGACCTCTTCGACCCGGATATTTTGCAGGTCCGGCTCGACCGCGAGTATCGCGACCTGGCCGCCCGCTTTGTCGAGCTGGAGCTGGGCGCCAAGAAGGTCCCGCAGCAGATCACCACCGAGCAAGAGGCCCAGACGGTCACCGATTGGATCGGCCAGCAGTGCAAGGTGCTGATCGCCCGCGCCGAGCGCGAGCACGAAAAAGAAAAAAAGCCGTACCTCGACGGCGGGCGCATCGTCGACGGGTTTTTCCTCGCCCGCATCAGGCGGCTTGGCCAGGTGCTTGGTCTGGACCGTCGAACCCGTACCCGCGACAGCGTCATGGGGCGGGTGCAGCAATATTACGATCTCAAAAAAGCCGAGCAGCGGCGTCGCGAAGATGCCGAGCGGCGGCGGGCGGCCGAGACCCGGGTGCGCGAGGCTGCCGAGGCCCAGCGGCTGGCGGCCGAGGCGGCAGCAAGCGAGGCGGCGGGCGACCGCACCACAGCGGTCGAGCTGACCCAGATGGCCGAGCGCGCCGAAACCAACGCAGCACTCGCAGCGGTGCAAGAGACGGCCGCGCCCCAACCGGTGGCGATCCGCGGCGAGTATGGCTCGACCGCCTTTGCCGTCGAGCAATGGGATTACGAGGTTGAGGACCCGGCCGCGGTGCCGCTCGGCTACCTGACGATCGACGACGAGGCGGTGCGCCAGGCGATCGCCGAGGGCGTGCGCGACATCGCCGGCCTGCGAATTTTTCCGTTCGACCGCTTCACCATCAAACGCTGCTGAAAGGAGGTTCCCTATGCCTGCCGATATCGCTGTTGCCGAGCGCCTGCCCGAGACCGGGCTGGTTCTGCCGGCCGAGCCGATCATCCACATGCCGAGCCTGCCGGTCTCGCTGCAGATTTTCTTCAACGACGATCTCTTCCGGCGCTGCCAGACCGTGGCGAATTACCTCGCCAAGGCCGAAGGCTACGCGCCGCGCCATCTGATTGGCAAACCGGAGGCCTGCTTTGCCGTCGTCTCGCGCGCGCTGACCTGGCGGCTCGACCCCTACGCGGTCGCCCAGGCCACCTATCAGACCCCGAACGGGCAGGTCGGCTATTACGGCTCGCTCTGCCAGGCGATCATCGAGAACAGCGGACGCCTCGACCCATCCTATGGCGGTGTCAAGTTCGAGCACGTCGGCGACTGGTTGAAGCTGCGCGTCGGCGCCAACGGCCGGATGTTCAAGATGGCGACCAGTCAGCGCGGCGGCGACTATCCGGTCCCGGCATGGGAGCAGTGGGGTCCGCTCGAAGAGGGGCTCGGCGTCATCGTACGCGCCAAGCTGAAGGATGAGGACAACCCGCGGGAAATGCCCTTCGACCTGCTGCAAGCCTACCCGCGCAATTCGACGCTGTGGGCGACCGACCCGCGCACGCAGATTTGCTATACGTCGGTGCGGCGCTTTTCGACCTCGACGGTGCCGACGCTGTTCATGGGAGTCCCGTTCGACCATGAAACGATGGACGACTGGATTGCCAGCCTGCATGACGTCACCCCGCCGCGCCCCGAGCTGGAGCATTTCAGCGAGACGGGTGAGCCCAAGGGCGGCCGGCGATCGCGGGGCCCGAAGCCCTCGGTACCGGGTGAGCGGCCGATCGCCGAGGATCCGCAACTGCAGACCCACACCAGCGGGCAAGCCTCACCGGCGACCGGAAACGGAGCGGCCGGGCCAACGGCCGGGTCAGCCAAGGTCGAGAAGCCGTGGTTTTTCTCCGACGAATACGGCGAGGTGACCGAGTTCGAGGACGTCGACGAGGCGGTCACCACCTATGCCGGCGTGCTCGAAGGGCGGCGCAACAATGTGAAGGCCCTCGAAACGGCCTGGCTGAATGGGGCGCGGCTGCTCGCGACGTTGCGCGACCGCGGCCACACCGAGGCGGCCGACGCGCTCAACACCGAATATTCCCGGCTGCTCGAGGAGGCGGGGCGGGCCGAGGAGGCGAGGAAGCCTGCCGCAACCGGCGAGCCCGCGGCTGCAACGGGCGGCCCCGCGGCTGCAACCGCCACTTCCGAGCCGGCACAAGCGGCGGCGAGCCCGGCCTATGACGTGGCGGTGCCGCTGCCCGAGGGCATGCCGATGAACCAGTGGCACATGGCGGCGCGCGAGCGGCTCAAGGTGATGACCCAGGAGCAGCGCCCGCCGGTTGATTTCACCCGCTTCCGCGAGGTGAACAGCACAGCGTTGGACCGGCTCAAGGGTGAGCTGCGGAGCTGGTACAACATGCTCGACAAGGAAATCACCAGGGGCGCGGCGCCGCCATCATGAGCCGGTTCGGACAGCGCCTGCTGGCGACCGGCGCCGTGATCGAGATGCCGCGGCACAAGCATACGCGTGAAGGTCTGATGGGGCTGGCGATCGTCCTGCTGATCGCCGCCGCCGCCTGGGGGTTGCTGATATGGCTCAACCTCCGCTGACGGTGCCGATCGCCGGCTACCGCCACTACCGCGGGGCCCGCGAGCGGCTCCTCGACCTGGCGCTCGGGACCCCGCTGCGGCTGGTGCGCGAGAACCATCCGAAGGACTCGCTGGCGGTCCAGGTGCGCGCCGAGGATCAGATGCTGGGTTACGTCCCCAAGGCCAACAATGTCGATGTCGCCTGGGCGCTCGACGGCGGGGTTGCAGTCAAGGCAGTGTTCGCCGGTTTCACGACCGACAGCGTGCCGGCGATGCAGATCGTGTGGCCGTGATGGCTGAAATCTGGCAGGCCAAGCTCGCCGGCCACGTGAAGTGCAGCGTCGAGGATCATTCCCCGACAATGCAGTCGAACCATGCGGGCGGCGTGCGCGTCGAGCTGATCGGGCGCGCGGAACAGTGGACCATCGAGCTGAGCCGCGCAGAGTGCGAGCGGATCGCCGAGCTGATAAAATAGCGGAGCGCGCCCTTGTGGCCACGAGGGCGCGCCCCTTGCCGCCAATCGAGAAAGGACCTCGACCATGGCTGACGACGACAATACTGGAGCACCACCCACGGCGAAAGGCGATCGGTTCTACCGCGAGCCCGTCCAATGGGTTGTCTGGAGCGAGGAACACGGCCAATGGTGGCAGCCGCCGGGTGTCTGGGGCTACACCCCTTCACTACTCAAGGCCGGGCGGTTTAGCGAGACGCGCGCCAGAGAGATCGCCGACGACGGCAACCGTTACAGCGAAGAGGTGCGCGAGGTGGCGCTGCCCGACCCGCTCGGGGTCGGGGGCCTCGATCTGGTCGCCGCCGCCGCCCTTGCCCATCACTTGATCGTCGTTGGGCATGCTCTCGCCCGGGTCGAAAAGACACTGTCGCGCATCGAAGGAACCAAGGTCGATCTTGCCGAGATCAAGGCAACGGTCAGGGCCATCGCCGGCGCCGCCGATCCGGCCTTTCCGATACGCCGGCCATGAGCGATGTCCTGGCTCGCCGTCTGGATTGTGGGGCTTCCGATCATTCTCGACCAGCCACAGCTGCTCGCGCTATGGCTGGCCGTGGGATGGTGGTTCCTGCCTGACGATTGGTGGTTATGACCATGACGATCGTCGAAAAGCTGGTCCTGGCTTTCCTCCTCGTGGTCTACGCCACCGGGTGCGCGGCGACGGCGGTCGAGCTGCATACCCAAACCGCGGAGGCCTTGTCGCCCGCGCAGCGCGCGCTCGCCAAGCGCTACCCCAAGGTGCACGTGCTGACGCTGGCGACGATGGTCGCACTGTGGCCGTTCCTGATGACCTGGACGAAGGTGCGCGACTACTGGCGCTGACGCCCCAGCTCCCAGGCGGCGAGCCGCTCGGCGAAGCGCTGATCGTCCTGGCCGTCATCGGGGATCGAGGCGGCGAGCGACAGCATGGTCAAGAGGCGCTTTGCCGTCTCGCGCCCGTGGTATGGCGCGCGCAGCGCCGCGGTCAGCAATTCGGCCTGGGTCGTGTTGGCGATCAGAAACTCGACGCGGCGCGAGGTGGCGGCGATCGCCCGGCGCGATCCGTGCTTGCCCTTGATCAGCATGCTGGTCCTGTTCGGCCAGATGATGGTGATCATCTGGCCCTGGCTCAGCAGCGCCAGCAGCCGGCCCGCGGTGATCGGCGGCGGACCCCGCTCGCCGGCGAGCGGGTTTGCCAACTTGCGCAGGTTGCAGCGTTGCGCCGGCACGTGCCAGGATATTCGCCCCCGCGACCTCAAGACGGGAATTCACGATGAGACCATGCCCGGCCTGCCTCCCCTACGGCAGCGATCCGCCGGGTTTCGTCCCGGTCCTGGTCCCGCGCACACCCGAGGAGCTCGCCCTGCCGGCCGAGCGGCGTCCGCCGGCGCAAATCATCTGGGTTCCCTGCACCGGCTGCCACGGCAGCGTGGCGAGCTGTTGCGAGGCCGCCGGGGCGAACGGGGCAGATGTAAACTATCCCGACACCCTCTACCGGCCCGCCGCCAGCGAAACCGCCCCCGCAGCCGCTGGCGCTGTAAAGTTTCCCGACACCCATTTGGTTAATTAAATTCGTTAAAAGTGAGGCGGCGCAAGGGTTGAACGCGTCGCGGCGGGATAATCCGGCTTTATTCTGTGTAAATATTCGCGACAGTCGCCTGGCGCGCCCGGTCCCTTGCCTGCTGATCAATTGTTGCTTGTCAACGGGTTGCGCGAAAATTGGTTAACTGGCCTGGAAATTGCGTGCTATCGTGTGAGGAAGTCGGTTAATTTTTTCGGGGAGACGAGCCATGCGAAAATTCGGACCCATCGCGACAATCGCGGCGCTGGCCTTGGCGGCCGGGCTGTCCGCCCCGGCCGACGCCGGGATCCTCAATTGCACCGTTTTCGTCGACAACGTGCAGCAAGGCGCGTGTACGCAGAGCGCCACCGGGCTGCTGACCTTCAGCTCCTCGACGATCCCGAATTTCTCGGCGGTCGGTCTGGTCGCCACCGGCGATCCGCTGGTCGCCAGCCCCTCTCTCAGCTCGGTGACCCTCGATGTCAGCAGCGCCCCAACCTTCACCGGGCCGCATACACTGACGCTCGACGTCTTTCAGACCGGCATCAGCGCGCCGATCGGCACGCAGGTGGAGAGCACCTTTACGGTCAACAATCTGATCGGCGTTCCGGGGCCTGCCACACTGAGCGATTTCTTCAATGGCACCAGCAGCACGCTTGGCACCTTGTTAAGAACCTCGACCTTCCCGGTGGGCACGACCAACGCCACAACCGGCCCGTTTCTCGACACTGCCGGGCAGGTGATCACCGCCGACGCGCACCAGTTCTCGATCACCTTCTTTGCGCCCGGTCAGAGCGCCAATGACACGATCCAGCTCATCGGGACCCAGGTCCCCGAGCCGGCCTCGCTCGCATTGCTCGGCAGCGCCCTGGTCGGGTTTGGCCTGTGGCGCCGCCGGCGTTCACAGCCGCCCGCCGCCGCGTAGCGGGTGCGCTCTCGTCTGGGAGTATTGGCGGCGGGCCTGGTCATTGCGACCGGCGCCCGCGCCGGTACCATCACACTGACGGTCGGCGATCCCTTGACGCCGACCCTCTCGGCTGCGGCAAATCTCGCCGATGCCGGCAGCCTGGCTGACGACTACACGATCCTGATCCCTGCCGGCACGTACACCAACGATTTCGCGCTGGTCACCCGGCCGATGACGATCGCCGCCTCGGGCGGTCCGGTCACTCTGCAGGCGAGCGGCGGCGCTCTTTTGCAGGACAAGGGGATCATCGTCACCACGAGCTCGCTGACGGTGCGCGGGCTGACCTTCCAGGGGGCGGCGATCGCCGATGCGCTCGGCGGCAATGGTGCGGCGATCCGCGATCAGAGCCCTGGTGCGACCACCTTGCGCGTCGAGAACAGCATCTTCCGCAATAATCAGGACGGCATCCTGACCGCCGGCAGCGCCAATCAGGAGACCGTGCAGATCATCGGCTCGCAGTTCTTCGACAATGGCAGCGGCACCGGCCAGACCCATGCGCTCTACGTCGGCGATGCGCTGAGCCTGCTGGTTTCGAACAGCGTGTTCTGCGGGACCCTCGAGGGTCACAACATCAAGAGCCGGGCGCAGACCAGCACTGTCCAGAGCACCACCAG